GTCACGAAAATCGCTTAGTTCGTCCTTCGAGGAGCGAATTCGATGCGTTTTTCGATTCCGGAGCCGTGGCGGTCGATTGTCGTTGCGGTATTGACCGCGATCCTTACGGTGATCGGCGGTGGTACCGCGGTCAATTTCGGTTGCGTGCGTGTACCGCAGCCACCGTCGCAAGACGAGAAGCGCGGTGACAAAGAGAAGTCACCGCAGCCAGACGACGACAAGCCAGCAGCGAATCCGTGCGACGCGATCGCGAAGATCTTTATGACTGGCGGCTACTGCAGCGCTACGATCGTAGGACCAAAGCGACACGATGGTCGATGGCATCTCGTGAGCGCGGCTCACTGCCATCGTCGTATCGGTGAGGAAGTAACGGTCGTGTTGCGCAACGGCGTGTCGTTCGGTGCGCGTGTTATTGCGATCAATCGGAAGTCGGACTGCTCGATCTTACTGACCGACGAGCGTCACGATCGATTGCCGTGGTTACGTGTTGCGGAGTCGTTCGAGGTCGGCGATAAGGTCTTTCACTGCGGGTATGGCGTCCACATCCCAGGCAATCGCGAGGACGGTTACGTCGTAGCTAAGGAGAACGGCGATCTTCAGGTGCGTTATCGCTTATCGGTTTCGCAGGGCGACAGTGGCGGTGGCATTATCGCGACAGCGACTGGTGAGTTGTTGTCGCCGGTTTGCTGCACGACTCGCCTAAATGACGTGGGTGACGTGTGGGGCGCGTCCCCGCGGGTTATTCGCTCGATGCTGACGCATCCGGTGAACTACTCGGACGACTTGAAACCGATTGCGATGCCGATTCGTGACTTAGCCGGAGCTAAGGGCGATGGCGAGTAGAACGATCGAAGAGTACGCGCATGAAGTCGCCGACGTAACGACCCGTCGGCGACGTGTTATTTTGCGTGCTCGTGAGATCGGGCCGCTACCTGAGGTTGCGAAACCACGTCGGCGTACGCGAGCGAGTCGATCGATTCTCGATTGGTGTCGTACTTATCTGCCGTCGGTCTTTTCGCTGCCGTTTTCCGACACGCATCGTTCGATCGCGCGGAAGTTTGAAGAGATCGTTCTTCGTGGTGGTTGTTTCGCGTATGCATTGCCGCGTGGCGGTGGCAAGACTTCGTTGTCGTTAGCGACTGCGTTGTGGGCAGTCTTGCATGGTCACGCGAAGTATGTACTGGTAGTGACTGCTAACGGTCAGCGTGCGCGGCAGACGATTCAGAATCTTATTCTTTGGCTTACGACGGCGCGCGAACTCATCGAGGACTATCCCGAGGCGTGTTATCCGATTCTGCGAGCCGACGGTAGTTTGCAGCGCATGCGATATCAACTCTTCGACGGCAAGCCGACGCATCTTCGGCTTACGTTCGATCGGATCGTACTTGCGTCGATCGACGGATCGAAGTGTTCGGGCGCGCTGATTCAGTCGGTGCCGCTGCGTGGCGGATCGCTTCGAGGCCTGCAACATGCGCTCCCCGATGGTCGACTTGTGCGGCCGCAGCTTATTTTGATTGACGACCCGCAGACGCGCGACAGCGCGATGTCGCCGCGGCAGTGCGAGTATCGACGCGCACTGATCCAGTCCGACATCCTCGGTACGATGGCCCATGACCACAAGGCCGCAGTGTTGTGCACGTGCACCGTTATTCGCCGCGGTGACCTCAGCGATCAGTTGCTGTCGCTTCCGGAGTGGAGCGGTGAACGGATCGGTCTTCTTCGATCGATGCCGACCGATATGGCCGCGTGGTCGGAGTACGAGCGAGTCTATCGCGATGCGATCCGCGTGCGCGACTACAAGCGTATCAACGAGTACTATCTCGCGCATCGTGCGCAGCTCGATGCTGGCGCGGTTCCGTTTTGGGAAGCGTGCTACGATCCGCGCATCGAGGTGTCCGCGATCCAACACGCGATGCATCTTTACTTCCAGGATCGCAACGCGTTTTACTCCGAGTACCAGAACGAGCCGGCAGCGAACGTCGTTGCGGACGACTCGATCGCGATCGCACCGGAGTCGGTTGCGTCCGCATTCGGCGACTTTTCGATTGCGCCGTCGGAGCGAGTCGGTATCTACGTCGACGTACAGGAACGGATTCTTTACTACGCGGTCGTTGCGCGTGAGAACGATCGCGTGCGTGTAGCGTTTTCGACTTGGCCGGAGCAGCATGCGAACTATTACTCCGCATCGCGGCCGGCGTTATCGCTTGAGGGTTTTTATCGCATCACGGCGCCGCAGTCGATCGAGCGAGGATTGCATGATCTGCTCGCGCAGCTTCGTGCTCGTTATCCGAATAGTTGCGTACTCGTGGACGCCGGCTACCGCAGTGATATCGTGTCAGCAGTGGCCGCGGTTCACGATCGCGTTTATCCGGCTTATGGTCGTTACGTCGGTGCGCGTTCAAAGTCGTCGGTTGTCGAGCAGACGAAGCCAGGAGACGTAACGGGTAACGTGTGGCGCATGACACGTGATCCGGATCGCTCTACGACTAGCGTGCTTATCGATACGAATCGCGCGAAGACGAGTGCTGCGAACCTCTTCGCATCGTCTTCGGTCGAGATTGTGCGGACGGTCGATGCGCCGGTCGTCATCGAGCATCTTACGTCAGAGACCGGCGTGGCCACGCAGTCGATCTGGCGGCAGTGCGTGGAATGGACTTTACTACCCGCGCGCGAGAACCACTACTTCGACTGCTTCGTGGGCGCGCTCGTTGCGCGTGACATCTTCGAGTCACTCGAATCGACTACGTCTTCGACTTCGGATTCGAGCTCGAACTGGATGCTCGAAGGCCTACTACGTTATCGTGCGAGGGCGATGTCATGATCGATGACGCGCAGCGGCAGCAGATTGTGGACTCGCTAGTCGAGCAAGCGCGACAGCCGAAGACGGTGACTGTCGATGGTATGACAATCCAATATCGCGACGTGAGCGAGCTGCTCCAGTTTTTGCGTGAGTCTTCGGAGCCGAAAGCGGTCGTTGTGAAAATGAATGCGCCGGGAGCGTTGGGATGATCGGGTGGCTGCGTCGAGTCTTTCGATCGGATGGCAACGCGTCGTCAGCGCGAGCGGACGTTCCGCTTCGTGCGCGTTACGACGCTGCGGCCACGACGCCGGATAATGCGCAACACTGGTCTCAGGCGGATGCACTTTCGCCGTCGGCTGCGTTGACGCCGAGTGTGCGGCGTGTGCTGCGGAACCGGGCGCGGTACGAGGTTGCGAACAACAGTTATGCGAACGGTATCGTTGCGACGATCGCGAACTATACGGTCGGCACCGGTCCGGTTCTTCAAGTTCGTACTGCGAACGAAGAGTTGAACCTTCGTCTCGAGCGAGCGTGGTCCGAGTGGTGCGCCGCGGTTGATCTTCCTGAGATTCTTCGCACGATGCGTCGCTGCGTCGTAGTCGATGGCGAGGCCTTCGCGATTCTCTGCGACTATCCGCGGCAGCGAACGAAAGTAAAACTCGCGGTTCGACTCGTTGAACCGGAGCAGGTGAGCGAGGGTCCGATTTCTGCGCTCATGCAACCGGTCGAAGGGATCGTCTTCGATGACTACGGGGTGCCAGCAGCGTATCACGTGCTGCGGCGACATCCCGGTGACATCGCAGTTGCGGATATCGACTACTCGTACGAGACGATACCGGCGGACTCCGTCATTCACTATTTTCATCGCGAGCGCCCTGGCCAGTGGCGTGGCGTGCCCGAGATTACGCCGGCGCTACCGCTGTTTTCGATTCTGCGTCGATTCACGCTCGCGACCGCAGCGGCAGCCGAAACTGCAGCGAACCTCGCAGCAGTTCTGCAGACCGATTCCGCCGCGTACATTCCGCGCGATGCGGAGCGATTCGCACGCGAGCTGGTTTGGCAATTCGTTGATCTTCGACCACGTAGTGCCACCGTATTGCCACCGGGCTGGCGCCTTTCGCAGATGACGGCGCAGCATCCGACTACGACCTACGGCGATTTCGTGTACCACCTCATGAGCGAGATCGCGCGCTGTCTCAACGTGCCGGTCGTGGTCGCGCTCAACGATTCTTCGCGTGCGAATTTTTCGAGCGGCCGACTCGATCTTCGCAACTGGTATCGTGCACTCGAAGTCGAGCGAGCGCGTATCGAAGCGATCGTACTTGAACCGCTTTTGCGAGCGTTTTATCGCGAGTGGCGCATCGCTGACATCGATGCGTCATCGTTAGTCGGTTTAGGTCGCGATTTACCGGATCACGAGTGGTACTGGCCTGCGCTCGAAGGAGTCGATCCGGAGAAAGAAGCGAAAGCGCAGGCGTTACGACTTCAGAACGGCTTGACGACGTTCGCGTACGAGTACGCGAAGCAAGGTCGTGATTGGACGACCGAGTTGCGCCAGCGAGCAAAAGAATACGCGCTCGCAAACGAGCTTGGTCTCGGTTTCCTTTTCGAGAAAGGAGGTACTAGCGATGCCGAAAGCAACGAAGAAGTTCCTTCGAATTCGAGCGAAGGCGAGGATTCGCGCACAGGGTCCTGAAGACGATCTCGAAGACGAAGAAGACGAAGACGAGAACGAAGTCGTTGCGCAAGACGAAGAGCAACCGCCGAGCGAAGACGAAGAATCGCAGCCGGCGAGCGAAGAGACGCAACCGACTGACGAGGCCGCGTCACAACTTAGAAAAATCCAGATCGTCGCGTACACTGGCGGTACGATGACAGTCGAGGGCTGGCCGCTGCCGGTTGTCGTCGATCTTTCCGGTCTTGAGATTCCAACTAGCTCATTACCGATTCGCTACGCGCACGACGAGTACGCCGGTATCGGGCATACGACGGACATTACGATCGAAGGCAACACGATCGTAGCGGACGCGGTGGTCTCGCGTGACACGGAGTACTCGCGCGACTTCCTCTCGTCGATTGCGAACGGTTTTCCGTGGAAGGCATCGATCGGTCTTGAGGTCGTCGAGTATCGCGAGATTCCTGACGGAGTCGATGTCGAAGTCAACGGTCAGTCGTTTACTGGTCCGCTCTACGTAGTCGATCTCGCTGTGCTGCGCGAGATTTCGATCGTCGACGTGCCGGCGGACATCGGCACGTCAGTCGTGGCCGCGAAGGCCGCTCGGAGGGTAGAGATCGTGAAGCGAATTTTAGGAAAGTATCCGCATCTCGCGGAGCGTGCGATTCGAGAAAACTGGTCGACGAAAAGGTGCCAGCTCGCAGCAATTCGAGCGAGTCGGCCTAGCACACGTGTTGTCCACGCGTTCGATCCAGGCGTGGACATGACCGAGGTCCTTACCGCAGCGGTCATGCTTCGCGCCGGCGGTTCGGTTGCGAAAAGTGCAGAGAAGAAGTTCACGCCGCGCATCATAGATGCCGCATCGAAGTATCGCAATCTTGGCTTACTTCAGCTAGCCCGCGAGTGCTTGCGGGTTGAAGGCCATCGCATCGATCCGTACTCTTCTCCGGTCGATGTGATTCGCGCCGCGTTCAGCGTGCGATCGTTTCCGAATCTCTTGCGCGAGTCGGCGTATCGGATCCTCGTTTCGACTTACGAGACGATGCCGCCGACGTGCTTGCGTGTCTCGCGTGTTGTGGAGACGATCAACTTTATGCCGCACACACTCGCGAGACTCAACGCGTTTGCGCAATTCGAGCCGGTGAATCCGAGTGGCGCGATCGCGCAAGAGCGTATCAGCGATGCCGGTTGGCAGGTGAAAGTCGATACATATGGACGGCTGTTCACAATCACGCATCGAGACATCATCAACGATGACCTCGGTGCGTTCCTCGCGATTCCGCAGGAGGCCGCTCGGGGTGCGATCCTCGCGCTCGAGAATCTCTTCTGGGGCACGATAGTCGCGAACCCGAACAACTTCTTCAGCGCTACGAACGCGAACGTCGTGACGAGTGCGCCGCTTACGATTCCGAATCTCGACCGCGCTGTCGAAGCGATGCTCGCGCAAAAAGATCAGTTCGGCCAGCCGGTCTTCGTGAAACCGAGATTCCTCGTGGTGCCCGTCGGTCTAAAAGCGACAGCCGAGAATCTCTTCACGAGCGTGCGTGTCGTGATCGCAGGCAGCGGTGATCGCACGGTGCCGGAGACGAACGCCTACGCCGGTCAGTTCGAGCCAGTCGTTACGCAGTATCTGCCGACGAATGGTGCATCTTCGACGTGGTATCTGGTCGCTGATCCGGCAACGACACCGGCGTTCGCGGTCGCGTTCCTGCGAGGTCAGGAGACGCCGATTATCGAAGAAGTGCAGCCGAGTCCGCAATTCCTCGGCTACTCGGTGCGCGCCTACTGGCACTTCGGTGTCGCGTTGCTCGATCACCGCGCCGCGGTGCGTGCGACACCGTGATGACAGCGAGATACGATGAACGCGATTCTCGACAACTTTTTCGAGACACTACTTCGCAGTCGCGGCGTTCGGCTTCGGCTTCCGAACGGCGTCGAGATCGACGCCGTAGTTGCACGTCGCGATTCGCAGTCGGTGTCGCTCGGCGGTCAGGTCGCAGCCGACACAACGACACAGTGTTTCGTTGTGCGCGCGAGCGACTTACCGCCTGGCTATTGGCCGCGCGTTGCAGACGAGATTGTCAACGTTGCGACATCGCAGCGATATATCGTAGTGCGCGCCATCGGCGGCGCGCACGCAACGACTTCGAGCGATCCTTATGGTTTCCTCGTTCGTGTGTGGACGAGGTTAGCATCCTAACGGAGGTGAAACGATGCGTGTCGTTGTCAAGCATCACGATCTTGTGGTCCCAGCCGTATTCGGTTCAGATCAGCCTGCTGGTGAGCTCATTTTCCTCGGAGACTTACCGGCGGTTACGCTCGAACCGATGAAGTCCGGTGTTGCCACCGGTGTCGCTGTCGGCGCCGTTGTCGATGGTCCACGGCAAACCGGTTCAGCGTGGACGCAGGGTACGGTCGTCTATTGGGACGAAGCGAACAGACGATTTACGACGACATCGACCGGTAATAAGCGTGTTGGGATAGTCGTCAGCGGTGATGTTGGGCCGTCAGTGACTCGCGTGCTCGTGTTGATGGATCGATGATTGCGAACTTACTAGACGCTGTCGTCGAAGCGCTGAACGGTCCGCCACTGGCCGCATCGGTGGCGGCGACAAAGACGTGGGCGCACTACTGGGTTCTCGCACGCGAGACGCCCGACGTATGCGTCGTGACGTTCGTTCGCTCCGAGCGCGAGCGACTTTCGCGATCGCGATTTCGATTCGTTCTCGACGTGGAGGTCGTTCGTGCTCGGCCGTACGTAGATGCGTCGTCGATCGAGAACGTCGTGAACGACGTGCACTCGATTGCATCGCGGATCACAAGTAAGCCAGTACTGGAACGCGATGGTATCGCGTTCGCATTCGAGTCGATCTCGTTTTCCGATCCGGTTTACGAGATCGAGGAAGTATTCGACGAGAGTTCTTTTGTGCGCGCGAGTATAACCGTGCGCTACGCCGTGTTGGAGTCGTTGTGATGCCATCGGAGTCGATCGTAAAAGTGAAGCAGCTTTTTCTCGATCGGCCAGCGATTGCGCGTTACGTCGATCGCAAGACGTTACGCGTTTTCAAACGGTTCGGTGCATTCGTTCGGCTAGTCGCGCAGCGAAGTATGCGACGGCGTAAGACGGCGTCGCCACCCGGTCAGCCACCGTCGGTGCACAAGGGCCAGCTACGGAAGTTTATCTTCTTTTCGTTCGACGAACGACGAAAAAGCGTTGTCATCGGTCCGACACTACTACGTCCTGACTCGCCGGTACCAGCGTTGCACGAGCACAGCGGCGTACGTCGCTACGGCGCACGTGTTGCGAAGTATCCGAAGCGCGAGTACATGAAACCCGCGTTTCGCGAAGGGTTAGCGAGACTGTCGCAGTTCTATAAGGAGGCGAATGCATGAATCGAACACGATTAGGCCATCTTGCGAGAATCTACTACGATTCCGCGAATAACTGGGAGACTCCGAACTGGGTCGAAATTCCGAACGTTAGTAACCTGACGCTAAACCTCTCGCATGCGACCGCGGACGTGACAACGCGCGCACACGCCGGTTGGCGCACGCAGGTCGCGACGCTCAAGGAAGCGACGATCGAGTTCGATATGCTCGACGTTGCTGGTGACGAGAGCGTTTTGCTCATTCGCCAGGCGTTTTTCAATCGCGGGCAGTTGCACGTGCTTTGCTTGAACGGCCCGCGTGACGAAGCCGGTTCGTGGGGCATAAAGTCGCTCGTCGAAGTGACGCGGTTCAACCGCGCCGAGCAGATGGGGCAGGCGATCGTAATCTCGGTCACGTTCGTAGTGTCGCCGTTACTCGATGGCGGCGTCTATCGCTATCCCGAGTACTACGAAGTAACGTCTGGACCATGAGAGGGCTAGCAGCGATGCGTCATCGATTTACGGACGAGCATGGCCGCGAGTACGAAGTTGCGCGAATCAGCTTCGCGCGATACCACGATCTTCGCGATCACGGATTCGATCTTGCGAAGTGGGCCTCGGACGCACTTGCACGCGTAGTGCGGCCAGACACTGCGAATGACAACGCGCAGTCGCAGCGATTCGATTACGAGGAGTTCGTGCGCATACTCGCGGACGGCGCCGTGTTCCGCGATCGTAAGACAGCAGAGGCTTTGCTGACAGTGCTGTGTCGCGATTCGCTTGCGCGGCACGGCGTTACCGCGCAGGAAGTTTTCGAGTCGCTTTACGGTCGATCGATCTGGGAGGCCGAGGTTGCGTTCATCTCAAGGGTCCTCGATTTTTTCGAGGGCCATCCCATCATGCGCGAAATTCTCGGCGCCGTGCTCAAACTTCTGCTGTCGAAAATCGAGCAAGCGAGTCCTGCGATATCGAGTCTTACGTCTGGCACTTCGCCGGCTACCTCGGCGTAGAGCCGTGGAACTTCACGCTCGGCGAACTGCGCGCGATGTACGAAAGCAAGTTGTTTCACGACCACTGCCACTACGGTATCGTTGCAGCATCGATTGCGAACGCGTTTCGTGGCAGCGAGTCTTCGACGATTCGAGTCGAAGATATTTTCCCGGACGTGGTCGAGTACCTCGAACGGTTCGGTGTCGAGACGAAGAGCGAGTTGCCGTTACTGTCTAAGGACGATCTAAAGTCGTGGCTAGCCCAGCAGAAATCCGTGCGGGTCGCGCGAGCGTCGAATTGACGCTGACCGACCGATTGACCGCGAATCTCGATGCAATCTCGCGTAAGCTCGCGACGTGGGGTGTCGCGTTGCAGGGTATCGGTGCGTCGATACTTGCAGCGTTTCGACCGGCGCTATCGGTTTTCCAAGAGCAGGAAGTTATCGGCGGCTGGGCCTTGCGGCTGCGCACGTCGGTCGAGCAGTTCTCGAAGCTTTCTTCGCTCTTTCGCGTTTGGGGCGTTAGTGTCGATGAGCTTGGCGCATCGCTCGAGAGCATGACCTCGAAACTTGATGCGAAAGCGGTAGCCGAGTTCGGAGACGTGCTGCAGAGTCTCGGCGTTATCTCGTTCGCGCATCTGCCGCTCGAGCAGCGACTCGAAATCGTACTCGGTGCGTTGCAACGCATTCCAGACGAAACGCAGCGTGCGCGTATCGCAGTCGAGCTCTTCGGCGATAAGGTCGGTATGTCGCTCGTTTCAATGGGTATGTTGTCGAGCGACGCGAAGGAACGACTTTCGAATCTCACTGCAACTACGAACGAACAAGTGCGGCGCGCTACGCAGATTATGCAGTCGTGGCGCGAGATCACGGCTTCGATTTCTGCGGTCTGGTACGAAGTCGCTGCTGCGATTGCGCCAGTGATGCAAGCGATTGCGGCCTGGTTGCAGAACTCGACTGCGAGTCTCGTCGAGTGGGTGCGCGAAAATCAAGACGCTATCATCGTGATCGCAGCGCTTGGCGCTGGCCTCGTAACCGCTGGTACCGCGTTACTCGCTTTCGTGGGTATCGTGAAACTCGTGTCGGTTGCTCTCGGCGTGCTTACTGCGATCTTTGTCGGTTTGAAAGCGATCTTTCTCGCGATCTTGACTCCGCTCGGTCTCGTAGTCGCTGGTATCGCGACGCTCGGCGTGGTCGCGGTCGCAAGCGGCAACAACACGATCAATACATTCCGCGAGCTCAAAACCGACATCCAGGAACTCGCAACCGACTGGTCGAATGCATTCAAAGCGATCGTCGCGGCAATCAAATCAGGCGATATCGAGACGGCGTTCAATATACTCGTAAAGACGTTAGAACTAACGTGGGCCACGCTGGTCCTATCGTTGAAACGGTTGTGGCGGAGTTTCGTTCGCGACATCTTACAGTTCTTCGTGGACAACCCGTGGGTGCTGCGGATCGTGGGTCGTGGCGCGGGTCTCTTTCTCGCGTTGAACGCGGAGAATATCAATAAGTTTTTCGAGAACAAGACTGATCGCGATCGCGTCGATCAGTTGCGCTGGGAACTCGAGCAGATGATTCTGCAAATGTTGCGACGCCAGCAACAGCAACAGCAACAGCAAGAGCAGCAGGGTCTACCGAAAGGCCGTGTCGGCGCGATGGAGGCGGTTTTCGTGCCGAAGGAAGAGATCGCGAACATGCTCGCGATCGGCGAAGCGCGTGGCACGTTTACGGCGTTCGCTGCGCGACAACAGTTTGCGTTCGGTACGCGAACACAAAAGCGCCAAGAAGACTTGCTCGCAGACATTCTGAAGGAAGTGCGAAAAGTGCAGCAAGGCGTCGATGCCAACATGAAGGTGAAGTAACATGCCGCACTTACTCTTCAAGATCAACCCTGACGAGCTATCGCTTTCTTATAACCGCACGAGCTATCGAATCAACGTGCATGCGATCGACTATCCCGATGCGATCTCGGTAGCGAATGCGATTTACGCGTATACGCCTCCGATCTACTTAGGTCTAACGCGATCGGACGTAGATATTCGCGCGAACGAAGACGGTCGGACCTACGACGTTTCGATTACGTACTCCGCGGAGCCGAACGATGAGGCGGTCAATTCGAGTCCGCCGTCATCGACGAAGTCGTCGCCGTCTTCGGATACGGTCGATCTTTCTTTCGGATATTCGATTTCCGCGGAGGCACAGCAGATTCGCGTTACGAGTGCACTTGCGCAAGGTCGCGTCGGTGCTGGCAACGCGACCGCGAGCGGCACGAATCTCCAGTGCGTTGCGTTCGCGGAAGTAGTGCCCGATGGTATCGCAGCGAATCCTTGGCACGAAGGTCGAACGATTTTCGTGATTGGTGGTCCGTCGGCGTGGACTTACGGACCGTATCGGATCGTAGCGTTGAACGGCGCGCGTTGGGTACTTGATCGCAACCCGGCACAAGTCGGTGCGACGGGTGGCGTCTGGGTGATGCCAGCGGACGCGCCGGACTTCGAGAACGCAATCAACGTTGCCGATGATTCGATCGAAGGTTGTGACATCGCAGCGCCATCGCTCTCGTTCGAGCGACGCATCACGATTCCAGTCGTGAACGTCGCATATATCCAAACTGTGATGAGTTTAATCGGCAAAGTCAATAAGAAGAAATTTTATCACTTCGAGCCTGGCGAGGTTCTCTATCTCGGTTGCGTTGCGGATAAAGAGAACGCGAGCGCGTGGAAAGTAACGCATAAGTTTCGAGTCGAGCGGAACCGGCGAAATATCCGCATCACGAATGGAATCACGGTTCCGCTCAAACGTGGCCACGATTATCTTTGGGTAAAGTATCGACCGACTGCCCGCTGGGGCATCGTCGTTCAGGAACCGGTCGGCGCATACGTCTCGGTTGTTTACGAAGAGGGCGACTTTAGTCTGCTTGGCATCGGAACGTGAGGTGCGATCGTGAGCGATCCGCTGTCGTTCGTGAATCCTGGCGATCCGATCGGCGAGCTTGCGCGCGCCGATCGGATCAATCTTCTTATCGAATCTGCGCGTCGTGTGCTACGACCGCAAAATCCGCCGGAAGATACCGAGAAAGAGATTTTCCGCGCGCTGCAGCCGCATAATATCGTTTACGTGAAGACGCCGGTGCCGGCGCGCGAGTTTACGGTGTGGCGCATCGTGGAGAATCTTACGCCGATGGGCGCGATTCTCGCGCCGCAAGCGTATCGCGTTGATATGCCCGAGGACTCGTGCGATCGGTTCGTCGTGCTTGTCGAGCCGTCGGATGGCGTCACGCTTGCGCGTGCAGCGGTGAGTGGCGTCGTCTTCGGTTACGTTTACGGCAACGGCGACTACGTACACGCGATTCCCGGCGATCCGTACTTTCTAGAAGCGGACGACTACGGACCGGCGCGCATTCTTTATCGCGCTGGCAGCTACGCTCTTATTCGACTCGGCGACTCGCGGCATCAGCGGCGGTGTCGTAAGTTGAAGACGGACGAGTACGGCTACGCGTACTACGGATTCGAGATCGAAGACAAAGAAGAGCGAGACGAAGACGAAGAACGGCAGTGCATCGATTGCCTTGCGAAGCTTTGCGTTGTACGCGACTACTCGGGTGCGATCGTCGATCTCTTCTACGAGGACGCGAGCGGCAATCGTGTGCGAGTTCCGGACTGCACGAGCGTGCCGCAGAGTGGATCGACTCCTGGCGGTGGCGGTGGCGGTGGTGGCGGCGGTGGCGGTGGCGGTTGCTGTCCACCGGACGCTATCGAGTACGTACTCGAGTACGATTTCGTTGTGTTCGGTCAACGGTACGTAGGCGTGGGAGGCAATGCGCTTTGGATAGGCGACCAGTGGTGGAGCGTATTTGTAGACTATAGTACTCCATGCAACCCCGGGCCACCGCCCGATTATCTTGGAATCTTCGCCACGTTTATTTGCAACCAGAACGGTTTAGAAGTATCTGACCTTAGGTTATACTGTGGCGTATCGGTTTGCACTTTAGTTACTGACGATTTCGACATAACCGTCGTCGGTTGCCCAGGCTATCCTACGTTTTATCTCACGATCCTTCCTGGTCGTTGCGCATCAGGTTCGTTCGTACTTAGGCCGGCCTAAGTCGAGGTCGTTATGCTCGATCCTCTTGCGAACGTCATCGACCATACCGGCGATCGAAAGTGGGCGCATTGCGCGAACACGATCCGTGCTCACTACGAAGCGCTCGATCGCGTGATCGACCTCGCGCACAGCGAGCCGTACGTTGGCCACGACTTCGACTTCGGAGTCGTTTACGTCGGCGGCGGTCGATATTGGCCTGGCATCGTCGTTGGCGTGCGACTACTTCGTCACGTCGGCTATCGCGGGCCGATCGAAGTGTGGCGCGGCCACTACGCTGACGAGGAACCGATTCACGAATCCGACGTAAGCGACTACGACGTTCGTATCGTCGATGCGCGTGAAGTCGCAAAGACGACGCGGCCACGTATTCTCCGCGGCTGGGAAGCGAAGTTGCATGCGATTCGTCACACGAGATTCCGTCGCGTACTTTTCCTCGATGCCGATGCGTACTGCGTACTCGATCCGACGCCGTACTTCGATCGCTTCTCGGACTTCGCGTTCTGGAGCGAGGATCGGCAAAATATCCGCTGGCATTACGTCTGGCCTTCGCATGAACGCCGCGACGTAGTCGGCGTGCAAGGTGGGCAGTTCTTCGTTGATCGCGAACGCGCGTGGCCACTCGTTGTCATCGCGGACTGGATTTGCCAGCACAGCGATTTCTACTTCCAACACGTCTACGGCGACCAAGACGCGTGGCGACTTGCGCTCGCGGTCACCGAGTTGCCGTACACGATTATCGGACCGGCGACGTGGCAACATCCCGCGTTCGTGTGCGCACTCGATAATCGATGGTTCGTCGTGCATCGACCAGTCTCGAAACTCTTTCGCGCATGCGACTGGACTGCACGCGACTGCGCAGTCGATTTCGCCCCGCTTCTTCCATTCGAGACGTTCGTGTGGCGCGAGTTTACGAAACTGGCCGAACACGAAGTCGATGAGTGCGAGTCTGCATTCGTAAACCTCTATCGACGCGGTGCGACGCGTGTCTTCGACTCGCCATCGTCCGATGATCGCACGTATCTTGCATGCATTGAGACTTTAGCTAAGACGCACAGTTGGAATAGGATCATCGATCTTGGCTGCGGCAACGGTCGGATTACAAAAGAGATCGCACATCGAACTGGCGTTGAGGTCGTTGGCCTCGACTGCGTGCGCGAAGTATTGCCGGAGAGCGATTTGCCGAACCTTCGCTTCGAGTACGCGAACGCATTCGAGATCGATTCGCTTCTCGACGGCGATGCGCTACTCGTGAAGGACGTTCTATCGTACTGGCCGTTCGTACAAGTCCGTAGTTGGCTGCGCGAGATCGTGGCGCGATCGAAGTGGCGCCACATCGTGGTCACGAACGACGTTACGCAGTTCCCGTCCGAGATGCCGTTCGGTCGACACCACGGCATCAACCCCGAGCTGTGCAATTTTTTGCATGAGATCACGCACGCGCAAATTCGCCTAGAAAACAAGGCAATTCTGCTGATCGCCGCGCTGTGAAATGCACCGTTTTTGAGGTGCACGACTACAAAAAAATCGTGTGCGTGGTAAGCTACGGCTGCGGGTTCGAGGAGTTGTGCGAAGTGTGGAGGCGTTGCGATGAAACCGATTCGAGAGGTAGCGAAGTTGCCACCGCGAGTGATGCTCTACGGTGTCGAGGGCATCGGCAAGACGACGTTCGGTGCGTCGGCACCGAAGCCAGTCTTCGTACTGACCGAAGATGGTCTCGGCGATCTCGATGTGGCGCATTTTCCGTTAGCGAAGTCGTATGACGACGTGCGTCGCGCGCTCTGCTACGTGCGTGACGAGGCGCACGACTTCGAGACGGTCGTGTTGGATTCGCTCGACTGGCTGGAACGACTTATACACGACCATGTATGTATGGAACACAATGTCTCAACGATTGAACGTGTAGACGGCGGTTACGGGCGCGGATACGTTGCAGCGCTCAAGTTTTGGCGCGATGTTATCGCGATCCTCGATGAGATTCGTGATCAACGCCGGATGGCGATCATTGGTATTGCGCATGCGAAAATCGAGCGATTCGAAGACCCAGAGTCGCCGGCGTACGATCGTTACTCGCCGCGACTCCACAAAACTTCGGCTGCGCTCGTGACCGAGTGGATGGACGCAGTCCTATTCGCGCACTGGCGGTTCGCTGTCAGGACCGAGACAGGCAACTTCGGCAAGACTCGTGGCGTCGCGGTTGCATCGCGAACGGATTGTGATCGCGTTGTCCGCGTCACCGGCGGACCGACGTGCGTGGCGAAAAATCGATACGGACTTACAGGTGAACTTCCGCTCTCGTGGGATGCGTTTGCGAAGGCGATCGGTTACTAAGAGAAAGGAGAGAATCGATGGCACTACTACCCGAAGAGTTCGATGCGTCGAACGTGCCGACGAAGTTCGGCACGTTACCCGAAGGTCGCTACACAGTCGCGATCACGAAGACTGAAATTCGCTCTTCGATGAGCGGCACAGGGCAGTATCTTGCAGTCGAGTTTACCGTGCAAGAGCCTACGGAGCACCTCGGTCGAACGATCGTCATGCGATTGAACGTCTATCACGATAATCCGGTGGCGCGCGAGTATGCGAGGGCAGAGTTGGCCGCGATTTGCTCTGCATGCGGCAAGACGAAGATTTCGGATTCTGACGAGCTACTTCGTTCGCTGCTCGTTATCGATCTTCGTTATCGATCTTCGCCGAACGGTACGCAGTACCCGCGCGTCGTGAATTACTATCCGTATCGACCGGAACCGAAGTTAGGCGAGACTAAGGAATCGGCGCCGCGGCCGCCACGACTTGGTAATCGGTGACATCGTAATGCCACCGAAGCGTAGAGTCGAACTCGTACTTCCCTATCCGCCGTCGGTAAACTCTTACTGGCGGCACGCGCGAGGTCGTCATTATCTCTCGCGTGCCGCGAAGAACTACCGCGAACTCGTAGCGCTTTCGATTCCGAAGGACGTGCGGTTCGATCGCGAGGTCGAAGTGTTCGTTGAGGTGCGGCCGCCGGATAATCGGCGGCGTGACATCGATAACGTGCTGAAAGCGATTCTCGACGTACTTGAGTTTACGGACCTAATCGCAGACGATTTTCTCGTATCGCGGATCGAAGTTGTTCGTGGCGAGGTGGTACCGCGTGGAGAATGCCATGTCGTCGTCAGCGAGGTTTAGTAATCTGCACGCTGCGATTCGTTACGCGGAGCTTGGCTACGAAGTGCTGCCAGTCGTAGCGGGTGCGAAGAATCCGCTTACGGAGCACGGCGTTCGTGATGCGACACTCGATACGAAGACGATCGAGTCGTGGTGGACTCGCTGGCCGAATGCGAACGTTGGCATCTCTGCGACTGGTCTCGTCATTATCGATATCGACTCGAAGGGCGACGTTCGTTGGCCTGAAGACGAAGATCGAGCATGCGAACTCGTGGAGAGTGCGCGTGCGATTTCGGTAACGCCGTCCGGCGGTCGTCACTTTTTCTTTCGCAGACCGGACGGCGTTTCGTGGCGATGCTCGGTCCGCAAGCTCGCGGCCAACGTGGACGTGCGGACCGATGGCGGTTACGTCGTAGTGCCACCGAGTAAGCTACTCGCAGGCGCATACTCGTGGGTCGAAGGTAAAGAGCTAGACACCGCTAAGGAGTTTCTTTCGACGCCACCGAAGTGGCTATGTGATCTACTCGATGAGCGCGAGCGTGAACACAGTGCGCGGATCAATAAATGCACACAGTCAGATGAAACGCGAGTTATTGAGGAAGGCACTCGTAACGATGCTCTCTTTCGGATCGGTGCGAAGTTGCGATCGATCGGTTTCGACTTCGAGGAGATTTACTCGGCGCTGTCGGTCGTTAATCGAAGACGCTGCCGACCGCAGCTCGATGATGTCGAAGTGTGGCGCATCGCGGAGTCGGCATCGCGATACGATATCAACGCGGTCGAGACTGCACTCGTCGAGTGTCGCTATGCGCAGATCGTCGAGAAAGAAGAAGTCGATGACGACATCGTTGAATTTGCGAAGCCGAGCGAGGAGTTCGTTGAGCGTGCTCCGGGCATTTTAGCCTTGATTTCTAGGTATATTCTCGACACCGCGTATCGACCGCAGCCGATGCTTTCGCTTGGCTCCGCGTTGTCGTTTGTGAGCGTGCTCTGCGGTGAGCACTGCATCGCAGACGAGTACGGAACGACAACGAATCTCTACTGCGTTGGCGTCGGGCCGTCGGGTTGCGGCAAGGAGCGCACGCGGCAAGCGATTCGCGATATCGCGAAGGCCTCGGATGTGCTCGAACTCGTTGGCCCGGAGGATATCGCAAGCAGTGCTGGACTACTTCGAGCGCTCGAACGAAACCGTGCGCAACTTTTCCAGCTCGACGAGTTCGGACGATTTCTTAGTACAACACACAACGCGTATTCGAGTCCACATCTCTATAATGTCACCACACTATTGCTCAAGCTTTACACGTCGGCGAACGTAGTCTTTACTGGAGTCGCGTATGCGGACGTAGATAAGACGCGAGTTATCGACCGTCCCCACGTTGCGCTCTGGGGTACGACGGTACCGGAAGACTTCTTTCGTTCGATCTCGCGCTCGTCGATAAAGAGCGGCTTACTTTCGCGGATACTCCTTTTCGAGAGTCGAGATCGAACGACGCACCAGCGACCAGCGAGTCGGACAGTGCCGCGCGAGATCGTCGATTTCGTTCGTTCTCTTCGGAACGTAGTCGTGACCTACTCGCAGCCGGCCGGGGCAATTTTCGACTCGTATCTTGAGCAGTTCGAGGAGTACGCGTTGCGTGTGCGAGAGCCGTATTCTTCGTTGTGGGCGCGGGCCTACGAGTTAGCGAGGAAGTTATCGGTTATCGGCACGGTTGCGGAGGGCAACGTAATCGTATCGGAGTCGGTTGCGCAGTGGGCATGCGAGCTTGCGGAGGCGATCGTAGGTCGGACGGTAAGCGTAGTTGCGCAGAAACTCGCGGAGAGCGCGTTCGAGGCAAAGCGGAACGAGATACTCGAATTCGTTCGTGAGCGTGGGGCGGTAACGAAGACGGACCTTTGCGCGCGGTTTCGTGGCATTCGGCCGTCGGAACGGGACGAGATACTTCGTTCGCTCGTCGAGGAGGAGGAGATCGAAGTCGAAGTCGGTTCCAGTATCGGCGGTTCCGGCCGTGGTCGTCCGAAGACGATCGTGCGTTACGTCGGCCGCCGACGATCGTAACCCTGGGAATTAGTCGCGATTTTTTGCAGGCTTTTTTGCAGGGTAGTTTTGCAACAAAATCCGAGGCGTAAGTACTAGTGCTACACGAAGTTACGACGACGAAGGGCATTTATTTGCATATTTGCAACCCCCCTTAAATAAGACCCCCCGGAAGCTGGGTAGTGGTGCGGAAAAACGGTGTCTGGGGGGTTGCAGCCAGCGTACCTCGGAGGTAGACTGAGGGCGTCATCTCCGAGACCTCTTAGGACCCGGCGCTTAGGCGTGTAGCGGGTTCGCGGGGGAGTACTGTCCGCGTATCGCTATCGCTCTTCGCGGACGATCTTTTTCTCTTCGATTTAAGAAAGGAGCTGGCGGTACGGGATGATGCCGATCAGTCGCAAACGTAAGTCGATGGAGGGAAGTCGAGGTAAACGAAAACCGGCCGGTCGAACAGCGAACCGGCCGGTCCCGACCCGAAAGGAGAATCGCACTACTATCATAGAGTGCGGGTCTCCTTTCGTCAAGTCGAGTTTCTTACGAAAGGAGCGAGAGCGATGCGAAAGAAAGACGTGTTGACGACGGGCGAGGTTGCGAGGATATGCCGGGTCTCACCGCGAACTGTCGCGAAGTGGATCGACGCCGGACTCCTCAAAGGATATCGC